ACCGTCTTTAAAGACAACCATTGCTCGCATTCCATCCATCTTAGTTTGAACATACGCTGGATATTCAATTTTTGATAGATTCTTTTCATTCATAGATGATGCTAGCATACAAGGAAACTTCTTAATGAAATCCTTTCCATAAATGGTATTGGCTGTAGCGGTTGATACACCACAACGCAAATCTTTTTTAATGATTCGTTCAACGACTTCAGCAACTTCAGACGAAGTACTTTCAAGAAGTGTTGTTAATGATCTGATAGCTTTTCCACCAGTTAGTTTCCTAGATGAAAACTTATCAAGATATTGGAATACCGCATCATCATGATTTGTTTTGATATGACGATATACTGGTATCTTCTTTATATAAAATGTTATATGTGGATCTAATGCATACTTAAGAACTTTCTTTAGATGCTTGTTATCTTTATTCCTTTCAAGGATCTCAAGTTTTTCTAATCTCTTAGTGGTAGATTCCAATTCATTTAGAATACCTAAAATTGATCTCATTTGTTGTATACTGCTCCTGTTTTGTGAAAAACCACCATAATATAATTCTCAATGCTGTACAATATTAACTATACATAGATAAACTTTCCATGATTATCTAAATGATCTGGGGCAACCCAATCCTCTGGTTTAATTAAATCTGGTAGACCAAACGGATTAGGTCTTCCTTCTTTAACACCAACTTTCTTATTCATATTAGCATCGAATACTTTGCTCCAAGCTTCATTAGCATCAACACCCATAAGGTCTAAAGTACCAATTGCGAATACACACATATCAATAAGAGCATCTACCATTTCTTCAGCATCATTATTGTCGTATGCTTCTTTGAATTCTTCAACCTCTTCATTGATACAAAGATGTCTAAAACTAACAAATTTTATTAGCATCTCTGGATCCATTTTCTCTACAACATCATGTACACCATAATGTCGGTGCATATCATTCATATCCTTTGCCCAATCTGTACTCATAAAAACTCCGGTATTAAAATATTATTATATCACATTTTTCTATGCTTGTAAACTAAAAAATTTAGTTAGATCTTCTTGATGAAAATCTTCTATCTTCTTAGACTTGTTATCTTGAATGATGAATTCAGATTTAATCATTTCAATATTTCCTTCAAGATAACTTTTCACATTTTTAGCCATATCAGCAGCTGTTGTTACTGGAACATTTTGACAAATATGATTAAGATTTTTCTTAGGTTCTATTAAATTAAAATTTGAGGGAAGTTTCATAACTGACATAGCTTCACGAACAGTCAAATATCGATCTTCATCTGGGTGAGTAAGATATTGAGGTAAATGAGCAACAAATGCACCAATATAATCTGAAGGAACTTCAGTCGTACGGCGCATAATGTTCTTTCCTTCCATTAACTTAAGATGCTTTTTCATAGTCTTTTCAACTATATCATCTCGACCAATTTTCTTAAGCCATTCAATAAACTTTAAGTAACCACCATCTTTCTCTTCAAGATATGACATTACACTACCAGTTCGTCTATTCTCAGAAGATATTTTATCTTGGAACTTCGAATGACTTATTCCACCTTCAATCTCTTCTAAAATGTATCGATAATATAAATCATCTTTAGAAGGAATCTTATCATTTGTTAGTACTGACATTGGATCATTTTCATCATACTCAACCGATCGAATCATGTCTTCAATCTTCTCATATGGACGATCATAATATTCAAACATTGGAATTTGAGAATCTTTCCAAAAGAAGTAAAATGTTCTATCACGAACTTGACCTAGCCCATGTAAAATACTCTTAGTTTTATAAAGACTCATTACATATCCATTTTTTGAAGCAATTTTTCTTAGTTTCTTTACTACTGGAGCACCCAATTTAGTAGCAAGTCTTGGAGCATTTTCACCCCAAAATACTTTAGGCTTCATTTCACCCATAACAAACTCAGCCGAATTCAACATCCAATCATTTACTTCTTTATCACTACCAGGATTAATACTTAAACTTGATAAACCAGCACATGGACAGCATGTTGTCACAACATCTACTTGTGGGAATGTTTGATTGTCACCGACTTCCATCACGTGATATGGCACTTCATTATTATAATACTCTAATAGGTGTTTATCATTACTCGCAAACAGTGGATATGAAAGTATATATTCAGGCCTTTGTCCAAATATTTTTTCAGCACCGAGTGTTATTCCACCAATTAATGGTATTATGCTAGCATGTTTAATCATTATCTAATTTATCCTTATGTTGTTTTTTAATATGTCTGGCTAAATTGGCGGGGTTGTTTTCGTGATCACAATATGGGCATTTCTTTTTGGCATGAATGCCTTGTTTAGCATATTTCATTATGTAAAGAATTCCTCTAATGTGCATGAAGTAGCTGTTCTTGCAACTTTACGTTTGGCTATTTTTTCTGGATTCTGTTGTAAGTCTTTAAAGATAGCAAACTGACAGCATAATACTTCTGCTTGAGTTGTTTTGATCTCATTAATTTTTTCAGGAAATATACTAATATCTCCAACTTTCAATTCATGAAAAAACTCGTTGATTTCAGGTAAGCCTAATAGTTCTTTTTGATTTTCTCGTAACCATATAACTCTCTTATCATATGGTACTTCTTTTTTAGTAAGATTTGGCCATAAGTCTTTAAGAGTAGATGATGCACCAGGTCCTGGAATAACATATCTTTCATCCAAATAAGCATTAAGTTCAGGGCAAAGACTTAGATCTGAACCTCCATGAAATTTATAATAATCACCAATACCCCATTCAGATCCAAGAATTTCGCACATAGCTTTAAGACCAGAATTCTCAATCATATTTTGTAATAGACCAGAATTTCTCCAAGAGGCAATCCATTCAGCAACATTGGCTGTAGTCCCCTTATCATCATCTAAGGGATTTCCTTTATAATAACCATTAACCATACGTCTTCCAGCTGTTTGTATAGACGTATGTAACTCTGTCGTACCCCAAAATTTTACACCAGCTTTCTTTTGCTGTTCTAAGAATGATCTTAGATTTGAAGTATATACTCCAACTTCTCCCGATTCTGAGAATTCTAATTGGTCATCAGCTAATTGATTATAATCAATCAATGCTTCTTTAGGGTTTGATTTGCCAGTCATTCCTTGATGAACATTTCGTGCACCATAAAAATGAGATGCTAATCCATTACCAATCTTATCAATAAGAGGTATTGAATCATTAGTAACAATATTTTCACAAATATATCTAAGACGATCATCTGCCGTGGCCCAAAATCCAAAATACTCTACATCTAAATCAAGAGCTGCTTCAGGTACTTCATAATCTTTTTCAGGAACTACATCATATTTTACTTCCCAACCTTTTTGAACATTATGAGCAAAATATCTTAAATCCCATAATAGATCCTTATTAACATTATCCCAAAGCTTTTTAGATAACTCTGGAGAAATTACTTTCAATTTTGAGTAATTTATATTTGGATTATATCCTTTATCAATATTGTACCAATCATCAGGTACATAATCATAAGAAGGTTGGTTTGGTTTTCCTACATACTCTTTTGTTAATTTCATGCTCTAGACAAATGTGTTACAATCATTCCAGGTTTATTGAACATAGTAATAATATGTTTATGCTTCACAACAGGAAAGATTTTGTTCAATGCTTCAAATAATTTATCCATTTCTTTTGGATGATGAATTTCAATAGCTATATCAGTTACGTAATCTGGCATTTCAAATCCTTCTTTGAATATGTCATATTCACCGCCTTCTATATCCATTTTAATTATAGAAGGCTTATATAAATCTAGCTCCTTCCAAAAATTCAAATTATTCACTTTTACTTCTACTCGTCTACCTTTCTGTTTACAATCTAATGTACCAGAACATTGTGCATTATTTGATTTATTGATCCAGAATGATAGTGTATCTTCATCTTGACTAGACAAAGCACTATTTTTTGTAATAATAGGATATCCTTTAGTATTCTTAAGAACCATTTGATAATTACTTTCTTCTGGTTCATATGCAATAACTTGCTTAGCACCTCGATCTATTGCAATTTTTGATAATGCTCCAATGTTAGCACCACAATCAAATACTACTTTATCTTGAAAATCGATTGTATCATACTCTACTATACAATCTCTGATCATAGCTTTGTCTGAAGTATTTACTCTAAAGAAGAATCCTTCCTTAGTTTGTTTTACTTCAGCTTCTTGAATTGATCCTTTATTATTATAATATTTCATCTTCTCACATTCTCCAATTCAATCATATCTTGATGATCAACTTTAATAACCTTCACATTAGTATTCTCTCTAATGATATTGGCTTGAATTTCATCATCCTCATAATGTATTATAATATTAATTCCTTGATTTGTTAACGAATTCAAGATATTTACTTTATGCCAACCACTACTTTCTCTAGTCTTTTCATCAAATGGTATAGGATTTAGATAAACTATATTTGAAATATTATGTTCTTCTAAGAACTTATATGTCTCTTCACTTTCTTCAATCGATCGGCCAGTAATTATAATATCATTATCAGAACCTGGACGAATACCAATTCCATACTCGTCCAGGTTGATAACACCATCTATATCATAAGACTTGATGGATTTACTCATAATCATTCTTTGCTGATTGGAATGTATAAGGTAGATTTTTAGCCTTGGGATTATTACTCTTAAGTTGTGGCTCTGTATATCCAGTTAAATCTCTTCTAGCAAGAGCATCACATTCATATTTTGCATCTGCTGTTGTAAGTTGTACTGGTGGAGTCTTTTGAGTCCAAGCTGATGGACCTCTTAAAAAACCAACAATACCCATTTCTGAAGCAACCTTACAAAAACGAAGAGCTGAAACAACAACACCACCTGAGTTAGGTGAATCCTGAACAGATAATCTTGAAGTTAATTCATAACGGGCACCACCAAATCCATATGCAACCATATCAATTTGAGCTACCTTATTATCTGATCCAACATACTCACCACCTGGCTTTTGAAGAACAGTTAATGAAGGACCAGCATATAGTGTATTACCACCAAAATCTACATCTCTTACTGTATTTTGACCTTTAAGAACATTCTCTTTTGATACATGCTTATCATGAAGACGATCTTGTTTAGCCATATTCAAGAAGTCAGTATTAGCTGTTCGTCCAGTTCTAATATGTTCTTGACCTTGAGTAGAACCACACGCTTTATTCTCTTGAATATGTTGTGTGATTTGCAAACCAGCATCAAGCATAGAACCTTGTAAAACTTCAGATAGTCTTGAAGCACCAAAAGCAGATCTCATATCTGATCCAACAATGGTTAATCCTTTATCAATTGCTTTTTGTTCAAGTTCCATCGCATCTTCTGTAGAAATGAAAGTTGGAATACAATTAATGATATGACATCCAGCTTTCATGGCAGCATCAATATAAAATTTAGAAGCTTCTGGAGAACCAACAGGAAGATAGTTGATTAGAACATCAACCTCATGATACTTAAGAAGTTCAGTTACTCGATCAGCTTTAATAGCTGGTTCTGCTCCAACTCTAAATGAAACATTTTCAGGATAATTAAGCATATGAGGAGCAATTCCATCTAGTACTGGACCAGAATAAACTTTAGCATCTTCATGGACACAAGTATTGTCAATTTCATTTACATGATTCATTGAACAATTTGGTTTAGCTCTTAAAGCTGTGATTAGATCTTTACCAGCCTTTCGTTTATCTACATCGAATCCACAAACAAATTCGATATCATTGACGGTATAACCACCAATGTCTTCATACATAAGACCAACTTTATCTTCGGGAGTTTGAACGTAATATTGAATACCTTCAACTAGGGATTTGGCACAAGAGCCAACGCCGACTATTGCGGCTTTAATTTTCTTTGACATATTTTCTCCTTATATCAGTTTAACGTCAAATTTGACTGCAAAATTGCAGAGTAGGACGCACATCAAGTAAAGAACGATTCTAAAGTATCACCCTTTACACCATAATCATTCAACCTATATTTTGGGTATCCAATATGAATACCTCTAGGTCTTTCCATGATTTCCTTTTCAAATAGTTCTGGTGGCATATCATACCAATCCAGAGGATAACCAATAACATCACATGGTGCTTTGGTATCCATACTATTTATAATATATTTTGTTATGTCTAAACGATCTTGTCTAGATCCAAAGAAAGGATTACCTTTATACATAGTAGTTTTTGCCATCTTCCTTTCTTTAGTTTCTACTGGAATTGGTCTAGCAATTTCTACTTCAATACCTTTCTCTTGTATTGCTTTAACTAAATTAAAGTATCTATCCAATAATTCATCAGCAGATTTATATGGATCTTCAAATCTAAATAGATGATGTCTAATATCAATAGAACCAAAATTCAAAGTAAGTTTTTTAACTGATTCTGGTATCATATCAATTATAAATGAATGATCTTTTGTAGCTCCATGAAGAGTTTTACCATCTAATCGATAAATTGGTACTGCCATTGGAGCAATAGATAATGAATGAGAATCTCCAATTACTAAAGAATCCTTAATCATATCATCCATTGTAATTGTCTTAATACTCTTACATTTCTTTGATAGATCATCACAAAACTTTTCATTGAATTTTTCAAAAGTACTCTTATTACTTAATCTGTTACGAAATATTTTACCAATATCTGGCATTGGATGATCTAACATAAAAAGATCTTTATCGTAGTTTAGAAACGATAAAGATCTTTTGTAAATATCTTCTGATAGACCATCAAATAAATTTAATGAGCCAGAGTAGTTAATATCAATATAGATATATGTTACATCAGCATCATATTGAGGATGACCTTTTTCACATTCAGCATCTAATAGCTTTCCCCAAATTCTGGCATATGCAGCATTATGTGAATATTCATTACTAGGAACATTTCTCATTAATCCTGCTATCTTTTTCATATGTGTTCATTAATCCATTCTACTAATTGACCATTAGCCTTTAGAATACTCTCAACTGGGCGACGAATAATATTTTCATCATAATCAGGTAGAGGAGGAGCATCCCACATTTGATCGGTTAGCATATTCTCAACCATATCAAAATGTTCTTCATATAGATGCGAACTATTCAATAGCATTGCAAGATAACCATTTTTCAAATTAGGATATACATCTTTAAGCTCATGTCTCATTGCTGAAATCAATAATCCAAAGAATGGTACATCATATGTCAATCCACGGATATAATCAGAAGATCTCATATTGATAGTTAGATTTAGTTGATCACCACGAATTTGGAAAATACCATTGAGAGTACAAACAAAATCTTTGACACCATCAAAGCTTACTTCTGGTTTGTTGAATCGAATAAGAGCTTGTCTTGAATCAATATCATTAAGTAATGAATTCTTTGCCCATTCCCATTCAGTAATCCCATGTTCATTTGGATTATTCCATAATTGATATCCATAAGCAGAATTCAATTGACCATCTGGGTTTGTAAGACGTTGCCAAAATGTACTGTATTTTTCAATGAATTCAAGATCACGTCTACCAGAAAAATACCAAAGCAATTCACCAGCTAAATAATTCAAACTCGGTTCACGTTCAGCAGTATGAAATAATGAATTTAGTGGATTATGAATTTCCAAGTATGCATTAGAAATTTCATTGATCTTAAATCCTCTTGGAGATACATCATCTCTATCAGGGAGCCATCGAAGATCATGACCTAAATTGCGATATACACTTGAAAAGTTTTGTCCTATATATTGTCTCATTATCTATTCCTCATAATAACGATCATCCATTTCAGGATGTTCTAATTGATGGATGTATAAAATAATCATTTGTGTCATTGCATGCGTTAAATGATTCTTACCAGATTCTTCATCTTCGTCTTCACCCATCCACCAAGAATTTAGATGACGCTGAATTGATGAATATGTTCTTGACCATTCAGTATTTGAACCATCTCTACGCCAATTATAAGCTCCATATTTATCTGCACCAAAGGCAAATACTTCAGCTATTTCAAATAATACTTCTGGTGGGATCAGAGCTAGGGGTGGTTTATTCTTATCAAATTTCATATATCTATTATATCATAATCAACATTAATTGTAAACTATCTTAAGTAACTTGTTCTAACATAATATCCATCTTTCTTCTTAACAGATGGTTGAACATTTCTTAAAGCTCTTGTTGGTGTATGTATCCCGATAAATTTAAAATTAAGAGTATCACCTGGCATTAGCATATCATAGTTATCATTAAAGAATTGACCATTACGATATGCAAGCTGCTTATAGAATGTAAGATAATCAAGTTGCTTTATTTGTTCAGATTCTAGTAATTGTTGAACCTTCTTACTAGATTCTAAATTAAAATATTCTGAGAAGATTCGCTTAACATCAATCTTCTTATCATCAAAGATAAAATCATTTCTCCATACATGACTTGGCGGTTGAACTTTCTTATCTTTTAGAAGATAGTACTCCAAAGCAAGAGAATTCATATTTGGTTTATGTTGGTTGTATGTTCTCTTATTATATTCGCCATCACGATAATCAACAAAATCTTGAGTAATTATAACCTCAAAATTTTCAATCAAATCTTTCATATCATCTTTAATCATAGTTTACCTCTATATCCATCACAAAATAATAGTAGCTTAGGATCAAAATATTTTGGATAATTTTTCGGTCCTAAACTACCAGCCATAAAACTCACTTTACAATCATCTCTTAAACAACTCATTTTATCATTACACGAATACTCACAATTATTACAATTCTTTGGTTCATTCCTATAAGAATAAATTAGTTTCTTCATACGTTTTGAATATCTGTCATAAGATTTTTAAGTCTCTTTTTGGTGAAGTAGTTAAAGATTTTACTTCTTCCACTTTCACCAGTATATTCATCATATTGTTTATCAATCTCAACTTTAATATTTGTTGGAGTACATCGTAAGTCAATCATCTTTTTATTCATTGTCCAACGATCTGCCATTTCAGCAGTAGTTAAAAAATCTTCTGGTTTTTGCTCCATCCAAACCTCAACATATTTCTTACGCATTGGGGTTTGTCGCTTATTAGTAACGAATGTATCATCTGATGATAATATGTTTGGAATTCCATCGCCTGAATCACCACGAATAATATGTTCCTTTAAATATGATACAGGATCTTCATGACGTACAAACTTTTTAAGTGTTGGTGACCATTGTTTGATATTACCAATATTATGAAGTTGAATAAAATCCTTATCAGCTGAGATAATTACAATAGGTTTCATTTGACCATACTTATAAGTTAAGTGACCAATAATATCATCAGCTTCAGCGCCTTTAACATAAATCACTTTCCAAGGTAAATTATCATTTATCTCGTCAAGTACTTCATTGAATAAATTGAAGATCTTCGGCCAATCATACGGAGACTTTTCTCTACCTTTTTGTCTTGCGGCCTTATAATGAGGGAACTCATCTTTACGCCAAGATCTTGCATCAGCACAAATAATTACTTCATCACAACCAAATTTCTTTTTATATCCTATAACTGAGTTTATTATCAAATGTCTTATAAGATCTTCATCTACATCAGTTTGCTTCTTTGTTACTGCCATTAAACTACCAACAGCAATTCCATTGAAGTCAATTAGCATCATTGAATTCATAGTTTTTCCAAATCATTAGAGTACTCATTTTCAGCTGTGGTACTCTTCCAGTGTTTTAATTCTTTCTCTAACTCTTTCTTCTTGTTAGTCAATAATACAATGTTATCAAGAGTTAGAGAATATATGTTCATTCTCAACAATGTATCAATATAATTATATCCACTTTTCGTTAAGATGTTAACCATTTGCTCTTTATTTTTCTTCTTGAAATCAATAACATTAGTAATCACTTCATTGATAAATCTAATCTTTTCATTAACAAGATCTAATGCCTTTTGATCTCTATCAATATTGAATACTAATCTGTTCTTGATATATTCAATACGTACATCAACAAAATCTTCGATTAGTTCATAAGGATTATCATATATCTTCAATTTGCCTTCATAATCAATGACAGTGATATTCTCATGAATAGTTTTCTTAAGAGCAAATACTGGTATAATATTTGACTTGCCACGAAGTCTTACTTCAAATTGAAAACCGTTTTCATCACATTGATCTTCGTATGAAGTAATTTTACCTTTACTTGATAACTTCTCTAAATGCTCAATATACTTTTCACGAGTGAATACAGGTGGTACTTCAGTAATACGAATCTTAGTTGAACTTATAACCTCATATGTTCCTTCAACAGAAATCTCAGATCCTATTCGTTCAACCTTACCATTAAATTCAGGAAACTTAGGAACAAGCTTCATTCTACGAATATCTTTACCAGCCAATCTAGCCTTAACTAATTTAAGTAATACCTTTGGATTATATGGCATGATCTTAGTTGCAAATCCAACAGAAATACCTTGAACTCCATTAACTAGAACCCAAGGTATCAATGGCAAATAGTATTGTGGCTCAGGATCTTCAGGATCAGCTTGGTGAGGCATTACATCAAAATCAGTAAACCACTTATCAAAATTTTCTGATAAACCAGTGAAGGTATATCGCGCCGCGGCCGCATCAGGAACAAGACGAGATCCAAATGAACCTTCACCTTTTAATAATGATATGTTATTATTAAAATCTGCAACAAGACCATTGATAGCATCTTCTAAGGATGCTGGACCATGATGGAAATTTGCGTGTGAGATAACAGCACCCGCAAGAGATGCTGTTTTGGAGAGTTTATTACGAGCAACCTTATTGGCAGTATAAAGAATCTTGCGCTGACCGGCTTTAAGGCCGTCCATCATACTTGGAATAGCTCTATTGAATAGAACATACTCCGAGTACGATTTGAACTCGTTATTAACTAATGCTTCTATTGGTTTCATAATTTAATCCTCATATGTATATTATATCATACTTTTGATGAAAAGTATACTAATATTGCAATAAAAGCCCGTTAGAAAAAGAACCTCTCTGTTTCAATTTGTCTAATCTTGCTTCTCTAACCTCATGTTCAGTAATACCTTGAATCTTCATGATAGTTAGAAAGACTTCATAAATATCGGCAAACTCACTAATATCTGTATAATCAGTTTCAGCCAATTCATCTAACTCTTCATGTACTTTATCAATTAAGAACTTCTTATATTGAATAGGAGAATCATTTGGGCTTACAATTGATAACTTCTCTTTTGGAATAATGTCTTTGTATTTATTTCTTATTAGCTTGTACACAATAACCAGTCCTTTCTTAATTGAGCATCATTACCTAATGCAAGGTGTAATGCTTTTTCATCTTTTACATCATCCATAGTGATCACATCATAGTCATCAGTATTGATGATATCCCTATACTCTGACGCAGATAGAGAACCTAGACCCTTAGCATATTTAGTGGTCCAGCCCGTCAAATCAGTTTCAGAGATTTCTTTTAACGTATATAGATACTTAACCTTTTTACCCTTCTTCGCAATCATTAGCGGAGAATTGTAAATTCGTACTTTATGATTTTTGAATAGCTCTTTCCAATGGGAGAAGAATCCAACCAATAATATCTTAATATGGTGGCCATCGACATCTTGATCTGTGAGAATACCAATATAATCATAATTCATTGTTGAGATTGGTTCCCCGAGAGATATACCAAGGATATTCATTACATCACTCAACTCTTTATTCTTAATAATATCAGTAAGTTTCATACCATAAGTATTCTTGACTTTACCTTTGAGCGGATATCCACCATGTATTTTTGGATCTCTAACTTTAATCAGATTACTAATTGCCGATTGTCCCTCAGTCAAGAATAAGATATTACCCATACCTTTGGCTTGTACGTGCGATACAACCTTTTTTCTATGAGCATCTTTTTGTTTCTTTCTCAATTCTCTAGCATCGGCTAATTGTTTCTTAAGTAATTGAGCTTCAATGATTGGCATAATAAGATCTTCATTACGCATAATCTTATTGAACCATTTATCATTAGTTTCTAAATCAGCGAATAAACTTCTGAACTTAGCAACTTCAAGAGTCATTCGTTCTTTGGTTTGGCTTTCCCATTTAAGATCTGGGATCTCATTCGTAATAAGAACTATAACAAATTTTGATTTGATGTCATAAGGTTTAACTTTGATCTTATATTTTTTATTAATCTTATCTCGTAAAGCATTTGTAATGATCATTGATACATGATCAATATGTGATCCGCCTCTAAAGGTTTCAATACCATTTAAGAATGAGATTTGATCACCAGATTCTGATGGAAGTACAGCAATTTTATAATGATCGGTTTCTAGTAGCTCAAACTCTGGATCGATCATTGATAGATAATTCTTGAATGCTCGGCTTTTAACAAGCTTACCATTCATCTTGAATTGAATCTTGGGGTAACATACCGCTAAATCCATTACTCGTTTTTGAATCATCATTAGATGAATATCATCAAGATGATCCATATTCAATAATTCATAGTCAGGTTCAAATGTTACACGAGTACCTTGATGTGATGATTTTGATACTGAAGCATCGCAATGAAGCATACCATCTTTACATTTAATATGCGTACGATCATTTCCGTCATCAGTTATGACAGTAAATCGATGAGACATAATATTAACAAGAGATGCTCCTAGACCATGTGTACCTATAGATACAAATGAATCTTCACCAAAATTAGCGCCTGCTCTAAGATTAGTAAAAGCAAGTTCTGCTTTAGTCTTTCCATGATCATTATCATACTTTGATGCTACACCACGGCCGTTATCTTCGATAGTAATTTTATTACCATCAACTTTGATCTTGATTAGATTCGCATATTTGCCATCTGTTCTTAGATATTCATCAATTGAATTTGAAATGATTTCGTCAAATAGCTTGAGAAAAGCAGGAACAATATCAATGTCTTGCTTTTTAATACTATCATCATGTATCCCCCACCTATTATGAGGAGATAGCGTAATATCTCCTACATACATACCAGGCTTTTGTCTTACATGATCTCTCTCAGATAAGACTTTAATATCATTACTTCTCATAATATAATCCTATGGTGTTGTTGCTATAGCAACAATCACAAGTATAATTATTCCCCATATAGTCACTAAACCTAAAATTACTAATGACTGCCATAGGAATTTAATCAGCGCGTTCAAATTCTGGTGCCTCAATTGTAACATTGTCTTTATTCACTTGAAAGCCAACCAGAAATCCTTCACGAAATCCAGCTGCCCAAGAAAACTTAACAGCATAAAATACAATAGCAATAACTATTATAAACTCAATCCATGTAAATGTAAACTCTTCTAAGAACATCTTTTTGAGTTTGGTTTACGCTTACAACGAAATGTACCATGACTAGTATTCTTTCGACTAATACGATTTCCATTAGTATCTTTCTTTAGGGTCATTCCTGGAATTGCAGTTTTACTCATTTTTTACTCCTTGCCAAATATTATAATACCCATTACGTTCTGCAATGGTTGAAATTTCATCTGCCGTATATCGTTTAGAACCACATCCGGGTAATGTCCAAATTTTATTTCCAGTCGCGTATGGATCTGTGATAGATACATACGGACCGAATTCTACTCTATAAGTTTGTTTCACGCATTTTTACCTACTACTGCTTCAGTGATTTGATCATAATGGAAAGATCTCCATTGAGGTTCCTCATTAGCCAAAATTTCTGTTACAACAAGAAGATCATTAGGATGAGTCCTAGTACCGGTTCCAGATACTGGAGCCAATAGTTCTTCCTTAGTTGTAAAATATCCAGTACGATTAGAGCCATCTTTCTTGGTGAAAGTTACTCTTACTGGTCCATTGGCCAATGCCGTTTTTAACTCATTTAGCTTCATAATATTCTCCTAATATCTACGACTTTCAAGTAATGTTGCAATTACATTTTCAGATGAATTATACACTCGATTTGCAACCTGCTTAGGTGCGGGTACAGATGCAACCTTAGTAACCGTACCACCATTATCCAAAAATTCCTTTACTTGTTTAGCCAATACCTTGCTTGCTTCTTGTCTATTCATTATATATATATCCTATCTTACTTGATTTGACTTCAGAACTTGATTTTCAGACAGCTTGTAACGACCGCCCTTACCACCAGTTGGTTCAACAATGAAAGGATACTTGCGATTGCGAGTTTTGTAACCAACGATTTTCACAATTCCAAGCTGATTAACTCGTACCTGATCTCCAAACTTGAAATCGGAGTATATCCCTACAGCCTTCTGCTCTGATGTCAAAACATCAGATTTTGGAAGAGTTGCCTCAACCTGAATCGTGGCAGATCCTTCACTGTATCGAATCTTGCCAGTATCCATTTTCACTCCAGTGCGTTTCTCATACTTTGCGAAAAGCTCATCAAGATCTTCACGTAGATGACGAAGGTTGATCTTGTCAAAACCTTTAATTTTATTGTAGTTCATGATATAGTCCTCATTTCATCAAAGGGTTATTCCTTTAATTTATATGTATATTATATCATACTTTGATGCTCTTGTACAGGTTTTTTTCAACTTTTTTGAAAAAGTTTTTTATAGGCCTATAAAATATTTTTATAGTTATTCAGAAATTTATCAAAATATCCAGAATATTCTAAATCAGATGGTCTATAACTCTTATCCTTACATGGATGTCCATCAGGATATGGACCAGGCTTTAATACTTCAATTTTTCCACCAATTTCAAGAAATTGTTTAGTATCTTCAGCAATTTGATTTCTAAGCTTCTCATTTTTCATCATCATTTGTAACACTCCCAATTCCTATTTTAATGGCTATGATACCATTGTAGTTATCTTCTCTCAATAGAACTTCTTCTTTCACTTGCCACACCAACTCAGCATAATTTGTATTTCCTCTTGTTGTACACAATTCAATAATTTCTCGTTTGAAGTTTTCCTTACCATAATTTTCAAGATCTTCTAACAATCTCTTTGAAGAACCATAATAATCTTTCCAGTCGGTCTCTACAATTTTGATCCGTTTTCTCTTCTTACCTTTAAGTGGTTTAAGCTTCCTCTTAGTTTTGAAATATTTACGTCCAATATAGTCATGGCCATTAACCAAATTTGTAATACGATATATGAAGCCATAATACTCCCCAATATTGTCAGAAGTAAATTCTTTACCTTTATATGTCCATGTTAACTCGTTCAACCTCAACTCCTCCTCCCATGCGGCAGGTATGTTGTTGCCACTCAGTTGGTATAAATTTCTTTATATTCATAGATCATCTAAATCAAAATCTTCATCTTTACTATTATCAATGGCTGCAACATAATTCACTGATTCAATTTCTTGAGGAGCACTCTTAATATTAGTCGAATCAAGATAATTATCAACCCAAGGTAGAGGATTATGCATTAACTTCAATCCAAGACGAGATGGGTTAAGACCAATATTAGTTAAACGAACAGAGAAGATGTAATCCATATACTCTTTAAGAATATGCTCATTCATACCAATCAGAGGAGAACCCTTAGAAAACAAATACTCTACCCATTCCATCTCTTCATCATATGCTGTTTGATACATTGCATATGTTTCCTCTTCAAGTTCAGCTGCAATTTCTACAAATCCTTCACTCTTATCTTCACGCAACATCTTAATCACTCGTTGGAATACATCAAGATGGATCATCTCATCGCGAGCAATTAGCTTAAATACATTAGAAGAACCAGCCATAAGTTTCGTTGGTTGTTCAGAGAAACTCCAATTAGTAACAAATGTACAGAAGAATCTAATACCTTCAAACATATTCAGAACAAGAGCTGCTTTATAGATTGCAGTCTTAACCATTTTTTCATCTACTTCTGGGAACGGTATAAGTTGTGTTCCATCTCTGTCAGACACTCCATTATCTCTACACGCTTTATTAGCATCCATCTTATCAAATACAGATGTTGCCCAATCAAATGCGCCTAGAATACTTGTAGCTCTTTTTTGTACATAAGGATCATCAGTAATAGAATCAATAAATATATCAACATCATTATAGATAGCTCTAACCATTTCTGTATAAGCTTCTGAATGTAGTAACTCATTGTTTTGATGGTTTGTTATATAAAGCTCCCACTCAGGATTATTACTGATACCGCCACTATTAAAAAGCTGGAGAGGAGCCCGCCCAGCACAACTATCCAACGTAATAGCGAATTTAAGTCCTGCTTCATAAATATGTCTCCCTGCTTCGTCTAAATGATCAAAGTCTTTCTTTTCTTTGCTTAAATCAATTTCGTTCTTAGACCAATTACCAATACTTCGCATTTCTTCTGCGAAGTCCATAATCCATTGATACTTCGGATCATGATATGTTTGAATATTTCTATGACACGAGTTCTCTCCAAGAAACAGAGTAGTTCCTTTGCTGTGTACTGTTTCACCTAAACTAAAAATCTTACATCCCATTACAAATCTCCTTAAATAGCACAAGCACCTGATTCACAACCAGATACAATAGTTTCACTTGTATTTTCTTTATCCTTACTTCTAATATAATATAGACTTTTCAATCCATACTTATATGCTGTAATGATATCCCTTTTTACTCGATTTGAATCGAGTATTTTTCCTTCGATCTTTGTAAGATCATACCACTGATTAACACTCATACCTTGATCGATAAACTTCTGAAGAATAGCCATTAACTTAATATACTCAGAAGAATTATTATCAGGCATGTCCCAAGCCTTCATATAATACTTTTCCTTCTCATGATCTGGCACAAGACTCTTAACAGTATATGCCGCAGATTCAAATGTATCTGTCACAGATTGAATTGGGTCAATACCTTGAGTCGAGTTTGATACAAGAGAAGACGATGCAGTTGGAGGAATAGCAGATAATGCCATATTCCTCATACCATACTTTTTAATGTCTTCTCTTAATCCTTCCCAATCACATAATAGTTTATTATCTACGAGTTGATCCACATTCTTATTGTATGTATCAATTGGAAGTTTTCCTTCTGAATATAATGAACGATCAAAATATTCACATGTTCCTCGTTCCTTTGCTAATTCCATACTTGCTTTAATTAATCCATATTGAAATCTCTCAGCCCACTTATGTGATAACTCTTTTGCTTTAACTGTTCCAAGTCTTGCTTCATGTTTAGCAAGGAAATGAGCAAAATCAGAAATACCAATACCCAAGAATCTATATCCTTTTGTTGGCCATTCCGCAGCATCTAATGGATAATCTTGAATGTCAATAAGATTGTCAAGGAACCGTACCATTAATTTTGTAAGAAGGTCCATTCGTGTAATATTCTGTAGTTTGCCAAAGTTAATACATCCAAGAATACATAAAGAAATCATCCCGTTCTCTGGATCATAATCTTGTATGTTTTCAAATTTAGATGATCTTAACCCTTTAAACTTCATTGGTTTAGATGGAATGAACACCTCACTACAGAGATTTGTTTGTGTTACTGGCTCCTTGAACATTCCCTGGTTATTCACGTTATCTATAAAATGGATGTAGATGCGACCAGTACCTACCCTCTCTTTAATTAACTTATTAAATATCTCGGCAGCAGGTAAGGTTTTCTTACGAATACCTCGTTTCTGTTCATATTTAAGATAAGCTTCATTAAATTTTTCAGTGTTTCCATAATGTTCAAATAATCCCGGCACTTCCTCAGAAGAGAATAATGTAAAATCTTCTTTCTTTAAAAGACGCTCAATGAATATTGAAGGTAGGCCAATTGTATAATCAATAAATCTTGCCCGAGTTGTATTGGATCCTTGATTGTTTTTATACTCAAGAATGTCCATAATCTCCCAATTGAATATAGGATAGTTGACTACTGTTGCACCGGATCTCAATGAATTTTGAGTAAATTGTTTTGATACAGATTCAATCGCTTTAAGAATTGGAAGAGCGCCTGTATGCTTAACGGTGTTGTTTTTAACTGGAGCAAGAATGCCTCGTACTTGTCCCATATCAATACCAATACCTGCTCTTTGACTTGTCATAAGAGATAATGCATACTCAGTGCTTAAAATGGATTCAGCTGAATCCCCACTCTTAATTTTACAACAGGATGAGAACATTTTCAACTGTGTTCTCACCCCAGATATGATAGGGGTTGGTAAAGAAATCTCATCATTCTTTAATGCATTATAGAAGTCAATGATTAGCCTGATTCGATTCTTTTCTTTTGCGAAGATCACCATAGGGATAATCATAAATGTTTCTTGAGGCATTTCAAGAGCTTGATCGGTCTTAGCATCTTTGATTAAATACTTGCTTTCCATTTGAACAATGGATGCATAACCTCTATTGAAATCATTCTCATAATCTAGGAATGATCCAAGCTCTTCAATTTCTTCTTCTGTATATGCTTCAAGAATATCTGATGAATATAACTTACGTTTAACATTCTTCTTGATGTAATCTAAAAATGGGATAGCTTCATTTGCTCCATATACTTCTTTACGCATATGAGAGATTAATAGGCGACCAGCATATATATCATAGTCAGGCTCTTCTGGACCAATCTTCTCTGCGGCTGACTTAATTAATGTTTGATGAATATCAACAGTTGAGATTTTATTAACTAATTTGATGTGAGCATTTAATGCAGTATCTGATACTGATACCTCTAATCCATCTGAACATATTTCTAGTACTTCATGAATCTTATCAAAGTTTAGTAGCTCTAATGATCCATCTCTTTTCTTTACATGAATTTCTGACATATCTATTCCTTATTAGTACCACTTACTATCACACATTTGTTCGGTCTCTCTTTCTTCAGCTCCAATTTCCCTAAGCTTCGGTTGAGCAAATGTATAAAGTCTTTTCCAATTTTTTGCACCACATTCACATAAATCAAGTTTATCTGCCATATCTTCGCTCCATTTTATATTTTCTTCTTTAACTACTTTACAGTTTTGACATTTAAAATCATATACTGGCATTAAACTTTTCTCCATTCATTTATTTTTAGCTTAGCTGTCAATCCAGAATAAGAATTATTGATAATATCATTTCTTATATCTTTTGGATTAATACCATTCATCACCCAATCATTAATATCTTTGCCTTCTTGCATTGGTGACAAAACAGCTACACGATATCCATTATTAGCATATCGTTCCATTTGTTGTATTATTTGTTTATTTCTAGGCTCCCGGTCGAAAGCAAAGATGATTTTGTCTTTAGGAATATCTTTAATATCAGACACAGATGACCCTGCCATAGCAAGGGCATTATCGAGAAATAATGAGTCAAGAGGGCCTTCAACAACTATAATGTCCCGAGTTTCATCAATTCTTTCAAGTCCATAAATTTTATCATCATTCACTACCTTTACAGTTATATATCGAATCTCAGCTTTCGGTTCATATGACCTGCCCTGAATATAAGTTAATTTGCCATCCTTAGAATAGAAAGGTATTATGAGACGTGGTTCGTCTTTCTTAACATCAGGAAATTTATCAGGTACTATATTATTTATAAATTTCTTGAAGGTTTCTGTATGATATAATAAAGAAAATTTATTTTCTGGAATCTGACGAGATTTTACATACTTAACTGCTAAATGATCTGCAGGTAATTTTGCTAACGATGGTATACCTAATGTTTTAAAAATTGGTTTTTTAAATTTAGGTAAGGATACCCTTGTTTCTTTCTTCTTTGGTTTACCAAATTTCTCTATCCTATACTCTGAGTATAGGTTTGGAAAGAATTGCTTTAGAAATTTATCAAATGGAGCAGCATAATTACAATTGAAGCAATGTACCCAAGCCTTGCCTTTATTCTCATATATCCAACCTCTGGCTTTTGACTTACTCACATGTGAGTCACCACATACCGGACATCTAAAATTAAATTGATTATTACCTTTATCTTTGAATCGGTCTAGATGTAGACCGGCCTGTCGAATATAGCTATTATCAATATAATCCATAGATTAATTATATCATACTATGGATCATTTGTTAACTATTTAGAATGAATATTCACATTCCTCGCAAGTTTTTTGAAAATCTTCTGGAGATAGTGTAACACAAGGCATTGTAGTTACTTCTTCTATAGTGATTTGATCTAGGAAACAATCTTCTCGTTTATCACAATGACAGCAACAAACTTTAGGAACATATTGTTTATATTCACAAATCTCAGTTATATGCAATGCACCACAAAAATATTTCATAACAAAAGATTTGGATTAGTGGTGAGGATCCCAACGCTTAGGACCATGTGGCCTACGTAGGACAGTGTATGAACCAGTGGCAGTATCCTGAATCATAATACCAGACTTAGCATTTAACTTAGCCCAATTCTTAATACCTTCAGCTCTTTCATCACCTTCAAGATATTGTTGCCATCTTCCAGTCTTACGCTTACCTTTCATACAATTATTATATACATCAGAAGAACATTTATAGTAATACATACCCATAGCTTTACCATCTGGTTCTGTAACTAAAGGAGTAGGAATAGTTGCTACATCACCAGTTTGTACTGCATCTTCTTCAACATTATCTTCAAATGTAATACCAAAATCATTCTCAAGATCAGCAGTTAATGCTGATTCCATCATTAATGATGTTGATGGATCTTCATTCTCTTTTAAATGTTTTCTAAAAGCTTCATCAATTTTTTCTTGTTTTCCACCCATTTTAATTAACTCCTCTCTCAACAAAAAATAAGCTGCAGCTGCCTTTCCAAGTTTTGACTTTCCACCCGGAATCTTTTCCAGCATAACTTTCAAATTTCTCACTAACCTATGAAATAATGTATAATTGTTCTTTTCATTAGATTTTAATCTGACCTTCTTAATTATCTTGCCATCTTTATCAATAATACCAAGATTATACGCTTCCCACTTTTCAAAAGGAAGAGATAACATCTTAATGAACTTATAGACGATGTATATATCTACAGCTCGACCGCCTCCAGATTGTTTAGTACTTAAAAGTCCTTCCTCGATCATACTTCTTCTCTTAGCTTCTCTAATAATTCTTCGTTGTATTCATTAAATTCTGGTTGAGCAATTTCAAGAAATTGAAGAATACTATTTAATTCTAAATGAACTGATTGATCTACTACATAAAATAAAACAACATTTGTTGCAGTCGGGCCAAAAATATTATTTAGTATTACAATAATATTTATACACTGTCTATCCTTAAAATTTCCAGTATTCTTATACTCTTGTAAGTACTTATTTACAAATTTGATTCTAGCAACATCCTTTAGAAATTCATTAGTATCACCGGATGGATCATAATAATATCTTGCTAAATAACTTAATAATTCAGATCTGCCTTTCACGTTTGCTCTTCCTCGAACTTTTCAATGTTGCTCTATAAATCAGTTGGTCCTCAGTAATATTCATTAATAACTTATCCAGGGTTTTGGCTAAAAGTTGTCCTTGTCGCATAGTTAATCTTTTACCTTCATTTAGGCTTTTAAGAGCTATACGAAATAACGGTACATCCTCTTTATCCATTAAACCTTGTCGGGCCAAAAAGACTAGCTTTTGGACATTCATTTCTTCTTAGCTAACGTAAGCTTGCGTTTATAAGGTCCCTTTTTCATTTCTTCTTCAGCATTTCTAATAGCTTGAAGCTTTCCAAGTAATGCACCGCCACCTTCTTCCATAGCCCAAAGAGCAGTTTTGAAATCATCCTTTTTAGCACGCTTAACAAGATCTTCTAATTGCTTAACAACACCAGATTTAATTTTAGAAAGAGTTAAAGAACCATATCCAGAAATCATTACTTCTGGATCTTCCGGATTATCAATAGTATATTTGCTCTTCATCATAATAGAGCCTTCAGTTAATTCAGAAAATGTTTTCATACTATTTCAATATTTCCTATATCATCATATGACGTTTCAATCTCTTCGCCATCTTCATCGGTACAGAAAAATGTATCTGCATTCTTGTCAAGCTGTTCTACATCATCTACTGAACACCATTCACCACGTGATAATGTAATTGATGCACTTTTACCGTTTTTGAGGATCTTCATAATCTGCTTATACCTCTTAGGATCAGCACGGCCCTCATCAATCATATCTTCGATATACTCTTTAAAATGTTTCACTTTACTTCCTTATAAGAATACTTTAATTTCTTAATTGCTTTTTGAAATGATTTCCATACAGCTGAAGGAACAATCATAATATCACCTTCATGACCTAATTCATCTGCATCATCACCCATTGTATCATGTAGTTTTTCCATACTATCTTTACCATCTAACTTGATGTAACGATCTTTACCTTCAGAAATAGTAATTAGTTGTTTGAATGTCTTCATGAAATTTTAAGTTCCACTCCTACAATACCGTCTTTAGTAAGTTTCTTATGTCTTCCGCTTGCCTTGATTTCAGAAAATGTATCAACAATCTTAATACTCTTGGCTCCATTATCAATCCAGTAGTCATGATTATGACCACCCTTTTTCCAAGAATCTACAAGTTGTTTCATAGCCTTCTCTTCACCATAATACCAAGATTCAATATAAACAAGATTGCCTTTTTTAACATAAACATGATCCTTCGTATCAGGACCCCAGTCATCAACATTCTTAAAAAGCTTAACCATTACCGCTGGCGTAAGTTTTGATTCATTGATTATTTCTTTAAATGTTTTCATTATACTTCCCAGTATGGTTCCCCGCTCTTAGTACCTGATGGTGATCCTGCTAGCTTAGCTCCACGATAGAATACTCCAGTATTCGCATCACGAAGCAATGCATCTCCAGCAACTGGTTGAACAGGTGCCTCAGTTAATACTTCAGGTGCTTCATCTTCTACATGTTTATGTACATTTCCACTCATTACTCTACTCCTAATTTTTGTTTCATTGTTTCAAATTCTTTCCAAAGCTCTTTCGGCATTAAATTACGAAAGGCTTTTTCATTGTTATCCCATAATGAATTGCGTACATCAGTAGCACTTGCAACTCTTGGGGTTAGATTCCAATTAATCTTAAATTCGTAATCAACATCTAATCCTAAACGCTCAAATTGTTTCTTATATGAATCAAGTCTATCTGATCCGGCATGAACAGCAACTACTTCTTTTCCAACCTTACGAAGATTATTAGCAATCTCAGGAAGATACCCGGTAGATACTTCTAATACTAATGCCTTTTTGTCCAACTTCTTAATTAACTTTGTTTGATACTTAGCGTCAAAGGGATTACGTTTCTTATCTTTTGATGAAGCTTTACCTTTCACAAGAAGAATAATAGGATTCTTCATTGTCTTGATAATAGCTTGATGACCAATATGAATTGGTTGCATTCTTCCAAGGAATATACTTACTTCTTTAGATCTATCTGATCTTGGAGCAAAATCAATTGCTTCATCAATATGTTGAATAAATGTCTTCATACATTATCCTGCTGTATCTTAGCTAAAATATATTTTTGTGTCTTCTTATCAACTTTATACAATTTGAACCATTTCTTAAATGGATCTTTACTATATATATTTATCATTGTACCTTCTAAGTAATCAATAACATATTCCCAATCAACATCTTTAAGCTTCTTTGCATATTTGAATGCCATCTTCATTCCTAAACGATAATCACCATCTTCAGTGACACCGTATGGTATCGATTTTGACAGTAGTGAAGATAATATTTTCGATATATGCTTTGATTGAATCCAAGAACCATCTCCCATTTTTGGATCTATATAAATTGATGGATCATTTGACATAATTAGATGGCCAGAAATAGTAATATTATTGGAAGCAATTATCGCCATTATGTCTTCTGGAGTACTTACTACATGACGTGGATTAATATTAGATACTTTCTCTATTACTTTAAAAGCACTCTTCTCTAAAAAGATTGCTTGAGTTGGTTCCGCTGGATGTATAATACCCTTTCCTGATTTATCAGCAAATCCAGAATAACCAAGTTCTCTAAAGATTTTATTCCATGCAATAATATCCTTCTTAGCCATTTCAAAATTATCACCAATTTCAAAATTATCTTTTGCCGTAATGAGAGTTGCAACTCTCCTTGTTACATACCAAAAAGAACCAGCTGGAGATTTTACAGCTGCAAAGCGAGAAGCAGCATTGATAATTTTATCTAATCCACCAAACTCTCTATTGTAGTTATTGATCTTTGCTTGGAGTCTACCGGATAAAGAAGTCCTAGCCTTAGGATTTACTTCAACATCTTTCCAATCTGGCAATTTCTCAAATCTTTTATTGAGTTTAGTTACAAAGGTTTCCCATTCAATAGGTTTCATCTGTAAAGTCTTCTTCACAAAATCATAATGCCCCTTCTTTGCAAACTCCTTCATATTGACCTGAAATTGCTCTGGAGAACTAGGAGTAAGTACTGAATCAATAATTATATTTGAAATGTCAAAGACATATTGACTAGCGGTTGAGATGGTAATAAAATTTATTTGATCACCATACAATTTTTCAATTTGATCCATATCCCGATCAAAATCTGCCGATGTATAATCAGAATAAAGATCCTTAACGAACTTTTCTTTCTTTTCTTTTACTACCCAAATATAAGGAGACTTCTCAGCAAATGGAACCTTCACATGTTTTGCATTATGATCAAATCCTCCCCAAATTTCTTTAAGAGGATATGTATAAATGGCTAAAGGGGTATTAAATTTTGATCTTGGATTAATTCCGATTTTATCTATATCAGTAAATGATATATATACATCTTCATCATCTTTATATTTCTCAAGCGCTTTATAAGCTGGAATCTTAGGATTCTTATCAGGGTTACGGCGTTTCTCTATAAGAAATGATGAAAAGGTCTTCATTATGCGATCCAGCTTTTAGTATATCCACACATCTTAGCTACACGATCACCTAATTTCTTTAATTGATCATCAACTGCTTTGATTTCTTTTGGTGTCATATCATCAACAGAATATCCTTCTTTCCAATAACCACGCTTTGAAGCAATTGCATCCATAATAAGGAATTGTGCATGTTGCTTTGGAGTTTCTCTTTCTCCATCAACTCCTTTAATTGCCATTTCATTAAATG